GGATGCTGTCAGGACGCCTGACGTTGACCAAACCGCCCATGCGGTTTTCGAGCATCTCCCTGGGATTCATCAGACCGCCGTTGACGACTTGCCAACGGGGGTTCGTGGTGATCGCAGTATGATCGAGGACGCCCCGCATCAACACGGTTCTAGCGTTCTGCGTTGGGATTACGCGGGCGGCGAAGTTGTGGCCGTAGAACAGATGCGGGATCGGGAGGGGCACGTAGGGAATGAATGGCGCCTTGTCGATTTCCTCAGGCTCATCGAGCATGGTGTCACCGACGTGGCAAATCTTGTAGAGCAGCACGCCTTTGCGTGAATCAATCTGCATTCGCACGTAGCTCTCATAGAGCAGTACGACTTCCATCTCAGCTTGAATAGCGTCATCGGTAGCTTGTGAACTCTCGACGGGGTTGTTGCGCGCGAGCGCTTCCATCGTGAAGTCAACGTTCTTAGGGTCTTCAGAATGCAGGCCCGTAACGAGAGACTCCTTGTATCCCATGTCAATTAGTTCGGCCTTGGTCTTCAGTGTGCGGTGGCCACAATAGGAGGCCTTGCGAATGCTGACGGACCTGGGAGCTATAATGAACTCTTCGGGCGCGATGTTGTCGATACGCGTTTGCGAGATGTCCTTCTTGCGCGTCAGCTTGCCTGAGTAACTGTCGGTCTCAGGGTCGTGGGTGCCTTCGAACTCGGATACGTCGTCGTTAGAGGCAACGGCGTGAGCGTGGTCGTATGGGAGACCGTCGAAGGTGTGGTCTTCGTATGAGTACTCAGTGTCCCAGTAACACTTTGCGATACCGACGCGAGCAGTGAGCCCGTCGTGAATTACGCCTCCGAAGATTTCGTGGCCGGGGTTCAGTTGGAAGATGACATTCGACGCGTACAGTGTGGCCTTGCGGCAATCATCTGCAGCCATATCGCTATCTGGATCGAATTGGGCGATATCATCGCCGCCGCTGAAGGTTTCGAGTAGCGTGGCTTTTAGGGTCTCAACTGAATCGTAGACATCATTTGAGATGTAGGAGCTGGAGCCGTCACTAGAGCGCTTCGGATACGTTCCGTTTGCGTAGTTGAGGACGCGCTCGCGTTCTCGGGACAATTTTGAATCGTACCACCCGACAGAATCCTTGGCCTTGGCCAGAACGCGCGACATGATCTCGCTGTCCGCGAGGACAGTCGGCTTCTTCGCCATTGAATTATTTTCCTAGGTAAGTGATAGCAGCGGCTAGCGTTGCTGGGTTGTCTTTGAGCAAGCCTAGCGCGAGGTTACACGGTGAGCAGAGGATGCCTCTTACGTGACCTGCGGTATGACAGTGATCTGTCATCCAGCCTTTTGTTCCGGGTGTATCCGTCAGACAGATGGCACAAACAGAACCCTGCTCCGCGAACATCACGTCCCACTGTGCGAGGGTGATGCCGTAGGTGCGTATAAGATCAGAGTTTCTTTTCTGCTTGGGATTGGCTAAGCGATGGCTTCGTGTTGTCGCGATCACTTGCTCTTTGTGTGCTTCGTAGTACAGCTTTTTAACCGCTTTAATCTTCGGCTTTTTATCTTGATATCGCCGTGCTGCGTACTCAGCCTTATGTTGCTTCTGCTCGTCCGTTAGGACACGCTGTCCAACCTCTTTATATTTTTCCCGAGCTTTATCGTTAGTCTTTTTCTTCTGCGCTTGGGAGGGCTTGTTTTCTTGATATTGATTGCGGCGATACTCAGATGTCTGAGAAGGATACTGTTTAGGCTTAGATGGCTCGCACGTAGTGGTCGTCACTAAATTTAACTGGTTCCCATTTGCCGTCGTGTACATATCTGGCAAGCGATAAAGCGATCACACAATCATCGTGCGCGCCTTGCTCAGCTTCCATTCGTCCACTCTCGGTGACTACAAAACTCAACATTTCTGTGAGCGTTCTGGTGTCGTTGATTGTGATTTCACGTGACCTGTCTGAAGCTCTTAAAGCATCAATCAGAAGGGGCTTGCTCTTTTCACTCGTAAAGAAACCTAAGCGCACACTATCTCTATCTTCGAGCGTGCCTTCAGGCTTCTCCGTGTATAGGTTCACATATTGTAAGTCGCGTAGGGCGATCCCTGTGACTAAACCGTGGTTGTTGATTTCCACCGCGACAAGAGCTGAATGATAGTGGTATCCAAGAGTAGCAAGAACAGTCGCAAACTTGTCTGGATGAATGCTCCCATGCCACACTGCTACCTGACGGAGTTGACTGTCTAGGACCTGAGCGCATGAAGCGTCACCGCCTCTAATGCCCATGCCTACGTCAGCGCCAATTACATACGTCTCTTTAGGATCAAGCTCTGCATACACATAGAGTTCACCACGAGGGTGTTCCTTGAGTATGCCCAGCTCTTGCCCAATATCCTCAACAGCCATGCGGCTGATGGGCGTCACAGGTTCACGAAGGCGTTGCTGGATGTAGTCAGGGTTGAATACGGGACGGCCTGTCGAGATGAAGGCTTCGTCAGGTGTCGCAGGGTATTCCTGCTGGAACAGTTCGAGACCGCTTTCCGCAATCTTTCGCCTACGCCACACCAGCTGCTCGTTGACAAGGCCAAACAGTCTGACGAGGTCTTCTTCATCCGGCGTTCGAGCGAAGTCTTCTGGTACGTCAGCCGTTCGGTACTTGAAGCTTTCAAACCACGGACTGAAGAACGGCACATAGCCTGTTGAGCCGTTGGTGGCTCCAACCCAAGCTTCACGGAACTTGCCGGTCATGCCGTTGGCGGTGCTTTCCAAGAATACCGCAGTGCCCTTAGTATCTGGCACAGCCTGAATGAGGCCGTTGAAGTTGGTAGCGGCGAAAGCTGGGGGCCAGAAGGCCACCTCCGAGAGATGGCATGTCGTCAGCGTCTCACCGCGAGCGACACCACGGCCACCAGCGGTGGCAATACGGAGGCCGCTATCCAGAACGTCGAACGTTAGGAGGTTCTTGGAGTTGTACTTGCTATGGGGCTTGACGGTATCAGGAGCGTTGTCGTGAACGCGCTTGTACATGTCCCAGATAGTAGATGTGCTGTCAGCAATATGAGCCATCACGAGGCCCTTTTGAGCCTTGCGTTGTGAGAGCCACCAGTACTGCCAAGCTGTAATTACCGTTGAAAGGCCCTGCTGGCGTGCCTTGAGCACGACCATTCGGACGAAGCCTTTAGTGCCCATCTGTTCGATGATGGACTTAGCGAAGCGCTTCTGAATTGAATTGAATATAAGCGGCCCCACAGTACCATCTTCCATTCGGATGTGGACACAGTGTCGGCAGTAGAATTCGAAGTCTTCTAAGAGGCGCTTTCGAGTGGCGAGAGTCTTGTCGTTATTCTTCGGCGGCAATTTCAGCGAGCCACTGCTCAGAAGTATTGATAGTCATCTTAGACTTGCTCTCAGGCTTCGAGCGCGTGTACTCAAGAACCGTCCTGATCGCAGCAAGCTTCAGCTGCTTGTCCGTGGGACCAAGCGCGAGCACTGCAGCCGCGTGTAGCGCCGCAACGCCTTTCTCTTCATCGCTATCGGGAACGATAACGGCTGAGACGATACCTTCGTCAGTCATCTTCTGAATAAACCTGTCTGCCTTGAGGCGAGCTGTTGCCCACAGAGGAGCTGCTTGTGCGCGGGTCATCCCGTTAGGGGTCCCAGTGCGCTTGAATTTGTCTGGGTTGGCGTCGCGCTCTATCTGTTGGATGGCGCGCGAGGCCTTCATCTTCTCAATAATGTACGCCCGCTTCCACGGGATTTGCCAGATGGCCTTGAGGACTTTGGAGTTCGTGCCCTTCTTCGGAGGCCGACCCCGACGAGCTTTGTTGGGCCTATCGGGGTCTAGCTTCTTTGTCATTGGGACCATATGCTGTTGATGAAGCCCTTGTTCAGGCGTGCGCGGAGAGCGTCACGCATTGCAGGGGACATCTTCGAGGTGAAGTGGAGGACAGCGCGGTGAGCTTTGTCGGCGCGGCTGATGTGGTGGAGTTCTTGGAGGAGGTCCTCAGCGTGTGCTGAATTAGGACCAACATCATCGCCTACTTCAGCACCGAGCGCGTTGCGTCGAAGCTTTCGATCCCGAATGATGCCCTGTTGGTATCGATCGGGATACTTCAGGTCTGTCTTTTGGGCAGCATCTGCTGCGGCGAACTCTTTGTCGCCTAGGCCTTTGCCCCACAGCTCCTCTGGAGTGAGAGGGGTGTACGGCTGTTCAGCTTCAGGATGCGGCGTCTCGTTGACGGAGCCGTTGAGCTTCTTGCTGATCTTGGCGATCATAGGAGCCTGCGGCGGTAAGCCGCCTTGGGGCGTCGAGGGTTCAGGTCCGACCGGAGCTGCATTAGCTGTGGGAGCGGCCTGTCCTTGAAGCTTCTGCATCAAAGCGCTAATAGCGGGAGACGCGGGAGCATCAGATACATCTGAAGCATCTTCCTTCGGCTGAGCCGTGAGCTTGCGCATCACGTTAGCAGCACTGAGTAGCTGTGAGCCTCGCTTGGTGAACTCAGGATTGCTGAGCTGGCTCAAACCGCCCTGTTCATTGATAGCCGGGCTGTCTGCAGCGAGACCTTCGGCCTGTGCAGTGCCTTCAGCCTTTCGCGTGGCGATATTGAACACTGCCTGTGCTCGTGCTGAGTTCTTGAGCCCTCTAGTGATGTTCTTCGCGGGCCTTGTGATGGCAGTAGGTAGCGCGTTTGGATCAATAGCGGGAGGAGCCTCAGGTGCTGGCGGGTTCTGCTGCGCTTCGATCTTCCGACGAGCAGCGGCCATGAGCAGCGCGCTCCGTACTTGCGTATTGAGAGCGCCCGCGTCGATACCTGGGACTTCAGGCTTAGGAGCGCCCCAGAGCTGTGTATTCTGCGGGGGAGCCATCTGAGGGACTGAAGTGGTGACGGGCGCAGGCTGTTCTGGTACGGCCTCAGGAGCACGCACAGGGACATTG